ATAAGAGCATAAGAGCGTGAGAGGCAAGGGTATAGGCGTATAAGAGCATAAGAGCGTGAGAGGCAAGGGAAATTGTAAAAAAAAATAAATATTTTTTATAAAATAATTTATTATCATTAATCGTCTATATTCTTCTATACAGCATCGCTTCCTCCTTTGAATGTCCCATTAATAAAGCAAGGTTCTCTAAATATTTTACATTCCTTACTACTCTCATCTCCCAAGTTATATAACTATGTCTTATTGTATTTAATGTCGTATGTTTATCATATACTTTTGTAAATACTTTCGCAATTGTCCTACCAAAACTATCTGCTCTTATTAATTTTCTTTCCCCTGTTTTTTTATCTATTGTTGTTGAATGAAATAATCTATCTCCTTCTTTTTTATTATATTTGATTATGTTATATTTTATCTCTTGTTTTAGCGTCTCATTCTCTATTGGTATGCTCTGCTTTCCATAGGTCTTATTTGTTTTATAAGATAAATAAATTAATTCTATTGCGTTCTTATTTTCATCTATTACTATATAATTTTTATTTTTATCTAATTTATTCTTATCATACCCCTCATATATTATTTCTAATTTTACTACATCGTCGTTGCGTCTCGGCGGTTGTAAGGTATAGAAATAATAAATTAAAATGTAATCTCTGTCTTTTCCTAATTTTTTTGATAATTCTATAATTTTCTTCTCATCAAAATCATCTATTAAGTTCTCATTTTCAGGTTGTTTATTCTCCTTCCTAATTCCATAAATTTCATTATTTACTTCCTCCAATTTTAATCTTAATTTATCATAATTAATTTTATTCAAACATTTTAAATAACTCGTTAATGTTAGAAATGGTGATATATGACCTTTCCTACTTTGTATATTTTCGTATTTTTTTGTTATTGTTTCAATAAGAGTATCAACATCTTTTATATATTTCATATTCTCTAATAATTTATCTTCATCTTTATCAGTTCCATTTCCCAATAATATTTTCTCTAATAATTCCTTATCTAAATCGTCTTTTGTAAATACTTTATGAATTACAGAGATTTTACCTATATAATCTTTTGCTGTTTTTTCACTTACACCTTTTATTCCTGTTCGTTCTACCCTACTTATTAGTTCCCCTTTATCCTTCTCTGTTCTTACTATTGGTAGGTCTTTAAACTTTACTTTCGCTTCCTTCTTAACTTCCTTCTTTACTTTTGTTTCTTTCATTTCCTTCTTTATCCTTTCCTCTTCTTTCTTACCTGCCTCTTCCTCTGCTTTTTTCAATATATCCCTCTGTTTTTGTCTAAATTCCAATTGAGCGATTCTATTTCTTTCCCTCCATTCATCACCCATATTTGCCCTGCGTTCCCTTTGTAAAGCATTCTTCCTTTCCCTTCGTTCCTTGATTTTCCTTGCTTGTTCCTCAATAGTATTCATTTGCTTCTCACGCTCTTATTATATATAAACATTTTATTCTTATATCATTTTTTATTTATGTCCTATACCAATCTTCCCCATCTCCTCTATAAAATGGTTTATATGGATTTAGTTTATTAGTATTCATACTTTCCCAATATGCTTTTCTATCTAATGCCTCATATCTATTTAAACAATTATAATCTTCTAAAATTACTAATTCCCAATTTTCTACTCCTCCATTTTGATTTATATATTCCTTCATCTCTTTATTGTATTTAGAATTTGGTTTATACCATACATCTTTAAATCTATTAATATTTGTTGTATATCCAATATAACATTTACCATCATTTTCGTTTATTTTTTTTAATTTGTATATTTTCGTATTACAATATTTTATATCTCGCATCTATCAATCAGTTTGTTAATATATAAATAATCAATTTTTATACTAATATTATACATCTATATTGATATTTATATTGATTTTATTGATTTTTATATTGATTTTTGTAATCTTTTTTATAATTATTAATTATTTTTTTTAAAATTCTCTAATCATTCTCTAATCATTCTCTAATTAATCTCTAATTATTTTCTATACATATATTAAATAGTATGACATCTCGTAGCGAAAATATGAAAAAACAAGGTTTGAAAGGGGCTTTTGTTAATAAACAGAAGGGGTTATTAAAATTTATTAAATATCAAACTAAAAAAACTGATATTATACATAATGAAATTATTGATGAATTACTTGAAAACAAATATTATCATATCATTTATGAAAAATATATGGAAAATGAAAATGTTGATATTGAAGATATACCTGAAAAAGACTTTGATTTACTAAATTACTTTAATTTTTCTCACCCTGACGAATTAGTTAAAAAATATAAAGGATTTACAATCCAAGAATTAAATTTATAATAATAAAAAAAGTACCTTTTTCATATTTTTTTAAAATTTATAAAAATATTTAAAAATATAAAAATAAACTTAAAAAGGTACTTTTTTAATATAATCAAATTCTTTTTTTTGTTAAATTTAACTTCTTATTAGTATGATTAGATTTACTAAAATCAAATAAATTTTTACCTGTATAATCAATTGGAGTATTCATATTAAAAACCTGATTTTCAAACTTAATCTGTTGTATTATTTTATTTTTCTTCATTTATTACTACTATAATATAATATTATTATTATTATTATTATTATTATAGAGCAAAAGCGGTACATAATTCTATTATTTTATTGAAAATCTTAAACTTTATAAAATTTATAAAAAAATGAAATTATGTACTCATTTTATTTTAGTATATACCATTATGGTAAGATTAATTATTATGAATATCAATAATCATTTTTACTCATTTTTACTCATTTTTATTATAATTATGTTAAATATTTAAATCTTTTTTTTAGGGTATATGAATTGCTGTATTATTTTTTTAGTATATGTTTAAATCCTTACCATATTTTTATATTTTAATGATTTAAGGTATATAACTATGATTTTTTGCGAAATTGATTAATTTTCAATTATATACTTTTTGAATATAAATGAATATAATTGAATTTGTTTGTATATTATTTGAAGTCATTTTGAATATATAATGCCCTTTTGAATATGATTTGAATGCCCTTTGAATACTAAATAATATGTCTATATACCTATTTATCTATGTTCCATTCATTTTTATTATGTTCCCTTAAAGTTCTACAAATGTTATTTTTTAGGGTACAACCCCTTTTATACCAGTAATGGTATTATTTTATATTCTTTTATCTCTTTTTTATTATCATATTTTAAATGTTCTAAATGTTCTATATATATTTCAATCAATATTTTAAAATTAAAAAAAAAATTAAAAAAATTTTTGAAAATGAAAAAAAATAAAAAAACCCCCAAAGGTATTTACTTATATTATTATATAGAAAATGAGGGGGGGGGATTTTGAAAAAAATTAAATTTTAAAAAAAAAATAAAAAAATATTTATAAAATCCCAGAGAGGTAGGGGTAAGTTATGGAACATTTCTACATTTTTTTTTCTAATGCTAAAATTTAATAAAAATTGTATTTGTTATTACTAAAATGCTCTAAAATGAATGTTATTTTTTACATTAACATTTATGGAACAACCCCCCCATTTTTTAGAACATTTTACAATTTTTGTTCCAACATATAAAAATAAACTTAACTTTTTTACTAAAATACCCCCCAAATACCCCCAAGAGATTAATTTCAATTTAAGTAAATTATATATTACCTAAACGATATATTTTTTTTCATTTTTTTTACTTAAAAAAAATAAACATATTATATTATAAACATATTAATAGTATTATAATATGACTGATGTTAAAAAACAATTTTATAAATCAAATCTTTATTTCTTTACTGATGCTGATATTGATGTTAGTAATTTTGAAAAATTATTTAAACAAAACTATACTAATTTAAAATTTAAGTTATATATTAACGATTGTAAAAATGATGATACTAAATTAGCATATAGTTTATATCTTAATAAAAAATGCGATAAAGTCTTATTTAACTCAATTGTAGATTTTATATTTAATTTTACTAATAGTAAGTTTAATATCTTTTATAAACATCTTGATAATCCTGATAGTAAAAGTAAATATGATTATAGTTATATGATAAAAGTTGAAAATAAAAAACCTGAAAGATGGTTATTTTTAGATGAAGAATAACAATTGTTTTTTAAATACCTGATATAATACATAAAGCAAAAATGATATAGAAATATCATACCAAAATGATATAAAAAAAAATCATCATATTAAAATAATCATATTGTATAATAAAATGTCTATAACGGACAAATTCAATAGAGAAGATGATTTACATAAAGCATTATTATTGAAAATTGTAGATTATTACAAAGCAAAAAAAAATATGCTAATTAACCTTGATAAAGGACTTAATAGTTTTTCAGTAATAGATAATCATATTATTCAATATGAAGAGAAAGATTTAAAGAGGTATAAAGACCCAAAACATTTTAAAGATATAATTTTTAAAGAAAGTTTGAAAACAGCATCATATCATCTCATAAATAAACAAATGGAAAAAAAAGATGCTAAAAAAAGAATAAAAGATACAAAATACAGACTTGTTGAAAAAAATTGTTTAAATAAAACTATTAAAATGATTATTGATAGCGGATTATTTGGAAAAAATCAAAATGAAGTTATGAATAATGCTTACGATCATTATAATAAAAATTATACTGAAAAAATTAATATTTCAAAAAAATTATTACTTGATGACATAAAAGCAATTAATATATATGCCTTGTATTTAAATATTAATATGAGTTGGACTGGTGATGATATTGAGGAATTAGCAGAATTATATACTTGACAAAATAGGTATATTAAAATGTTATTATATTATATTATGAACCATAACAAATTACAAAAGTATATTGATACATACAAAGAAGACTTGCTAATGGAATATCTCAATAATAATAAAAATGAAATAAAATATTTTACTTTAAAAGATATATTTAATGAATGCGATTTAACAGAAGAAGATGATTTGGTGTTAGTTTAATAAACTATCAATTTAGTATTTAAAGTTTAGCAATAATTATTATTAAATGCCTCAAAGAATTTGTAGAAATTGTAAAATAAATAAAGATACTTCTTTATTTTGTATAACAGAATGATAATTTTTTTTAAGAAAATACAATAATAATCCAATTATAGTCCAATATAACTTTATTTATAATCCAATTATACTCCAATTATACTCCAATTAGACTTTTATTACAATCCAATTAACCTCCAAATATACTATAATAAATATCTAATAAATATTTTATAATTGTTAAAAATAATAAAAATTGATATTTTTGTACCATCTTTTTAGTCTTATAAAAAAGATGTTTGACATTAATTTTTTACAAAATGCTTAAATATTTTATTGATTTTCATAATGATATTAACAATTATGGTAGGTATAAAATCTTAAATAATACAGGCAAACTGGAAACATTATATTACGAAACTCTAAATAAATTTAATATAGGTTATAAAGACTATGCTGATATTCAATTATATATTAGATTAGTTTATTGTTATTTTAGTAATTATAGTTTAGACAAATTACAAAAGCAAGTTAAGCAAGTTAATATGAATAAACAAACAAGTATTAAAAATGATATTAAGATATAGTAATTGATAATTATTTATATTTTTATTAGCATTTTATAATAGTTTTTTTATAGTATAAAAATGCTCCAATTATACTCCAATAATACTCCAATTGAACTCTTTTTATACTCCATTAATACTCCAAAAATACTCCTATTAATATTTAATAAATATCTAAATGAGATTTTTTAAATATATAATTAAATATCGGTAAATATTAAAAAGAACTATGAATAATAATTTATTAAATGAATTTAAAAATGATTTTTACAATTTAGTTAAAGTAGAAGATATTTTAGTTAAATACTCCATAAGCAAATCAACCTATTTTGTAATGATTAAAAAACTGGGATTAAAGAGGGAAAGGTCATCAAAGATGATGCGAACCTTTAATATGAACTTATCATCTCAAACTGATAATAAAAAAGAATTAGAACAAAAACAGAAACCAGATTATTTACCTAAAAAAACAGAACCAAACAATATAGATGAAACTGATGAAAAATTATTATATTCTAGACAATATGTAGCACGAGGTATTAAATTAGATGTTGAAAAGAAAGTAGAAGTAAAACCAAAAACAATACCCAAACCCAAACCAGTAGCAAAAGAACAAAATGAAGAGCAAAAAACAGATGATACTAATAATAAAAGCGAATTATTAAATGCTATAAATCGCAGTACAAGAGTTAGAGAAAAAATACTAAATAAAAAAAAATAATAATAAAATAGAATAAAATGGGTAAAACATCTGTTATGACTATGGAACAATTGAAAAATCAATCCAAAGATGTCATTTTGACAAAAGACGAATATGATGCGGTTGTTAATCAAATTGAAAATTTAAATACAGATTTAGAGCAAATGGCGGAAAGTAATGAAATGAATGAAACAAGGATTATGTATTACAAACAAGAAATAGAAAATTTAGTAGCGAAATGTAAAGCATATAAAAATAAAATTAAAAACCAAGAAGACCTACAAAATGCTAATGTTGAAATCGCAGAACAAATGAAACATAATAAAACTAAATTAATGGATAAGTTAAAAAATAAACAAAAATCTAAATATGTTAAAAAAACAAAAGAGGAATTACAAGCAGAAATAGAAGCAGAATTCAAAGAATATCGCAAAATGTATGAAAACGATATTTAATAATTAATCTATAATTTATAAGTAAATATGACAGATATATCTAAACTAACAAAAGACGAAATGATAAATTACTTGTATGTAAGGGATATTATAAGAGGGGGTAATAATACAACTGATATAAATTATACAAATATTATGTTATATTTATTACCATTTATTTTAATATTAATATTAATACTTATAATATATCTAGTTTATAAACAATATTACAAATATGATAAAAATGATAAAAAAATAAGAAACCATATTGATAAATAAACAAGTAAAATTACAATAAATTAATATATTGCTATATATTAGAGTAGAAATACTATATATTTTCTAATATTTATTATGAGTATTGATGTAAAATTATCGCAAGAACAATATGGCGAAAAAAACGAAACTAATTTCTATAATATTTTAAAGCAAAATGGTTTAACTAATATAATACGAACCGAAAAATATACCCCATATGACTATTATTTTAAATTAAATAATATGAATATATACATAGAACTTAAAACAAGGTGTATTAAAAAAGAGGCATTTGATACAACTATTTTAGCAGTAAATAAAGTAAATTTTTTCAATAATGATATAAATAAACGAAATAAAATATTCTATGCTATATTTGGATTTATAACTGAAACTAACAATATGGAATATTACTATATCAAATATGATAAGGAATTATTTAATACTTATAATGATAAAAAACTAATTTATAATAAATATCATTATGAAATACCTATTACTGATTTAAAAGAAATTAGTAAATTATATGATGAATTAGGAACTTAATTTTTATATTTTCATAGAAGTTTATGATTATTATGGGTGCGTTTAAAAAAAACTTATATCGGTGAAAAAAATATGTATATATTAAAATAGTACTAAATGGTTAAAAAGTCTAAATATAGTATTATTAAAGGAAAAACTGGGAAAAGCAAAAAAGTTGTTGTTATGGGTAAGAAAAAAGTATGTTATAAGAAAAAAGGTAGTACTGCTATGTATGTTTTAAGCAAAGGAAGACATATAAGATTGTCAGTTTATAAAAAATCTAAAATGAAAGGTGGAGCAAGTCAAGATGGGGGAGCAAAAAGAAGAAGAAAAAGAACTCTTGGAGGTATGGAAATTTTAGAAAAAATTATGGGACAAAATCAAGATGGGGGAGCAAAAAAAAGAAAACGCAAACGACGAAGAACTAAAAAATAATTGAGTAATTTATTTTTATAATTTTTTTTTGAATACGAAAAGATACGAAAAGATACGAAAAGATACGAAAAGATACGAAATGAATACCAACGAATACTAACGAATACTAACGAATACTAACGAATACTAACGAATACTAACGAATACTAACGAATACTAACGAATACTAATAAAAGATAATGAAGATATAAAAAAAATGATTATAACAATCTTTTACTATTGTTATGAACTATTTGGATTTATTAGCAGATGATTTAATTGTAAAAATATTAGATTATGTAGCAGATGATATTGATAAACAAATTAGTATATTAAATAGAAAAATAAATAAACTTAAAAAAGATTTACAATATCTAATTATTGACCCATATAAAGGGAAAATAATAATACATTATGTTTATGTATCTTATTGTATTGGTGAGTATTTATTTAGTAAATTTAAAACGAATAACGACATCATTTTAATAAATGTTTTTGAGGATTTCTTTGGAGAAGAAGATGGTATTACTTTTATAAGTAATAGAATGGTAAAACCGAGTTATTATGATATATTGATAGAGGCAAACAAATCAATAGTAATAACAGGTGATTATCACCATACATTTTTAGAAGGATTAAACCATATACCTAATAATAATTTATTAGAATATTCAGGTATAAGACCCAATAGAAATATAGACTATTACGAGTTTATATTAGGTAGTTAGTAATACATCAGTATTGACCTCATAATATTTATTTTCAAACATAGTTTCATATTGTTTCAATTGATTTTTCATAAATACAAAACCCCTTTTCATTTCTAATAAATCCATTATTAGATCAGTAGTTTTATTTTTATAAATAGTTGAATAATCTTTATGAGTTTCATTTAGTATATTAACCGAATTACAACAAGGACATTTATAAGTTAAATCAATTGCCTCATTATATTCATTTATATCTAATTCATAATCTATTTTACTAATACAATCATTACAAACCGAATTGATACAGGTATTACAACTGATTAATTTAGTATCATAAGTAGTATTATTTAAACATATACAACATTCATTTAGATTAGTCATTAACTTATTTAAATGATACATAATTTATTCTTTATAATTATTCAATAGCAATTATTTAAAGAAAAATATATATAGTACTATTATACTGGTAATGGATTTTTCTAAAACAGAATACCTTAAACATATTAATAGGATATTAAATTCTAATAAAAATGTCTTATTTAAATACATTTTAATACATTTTAATACATTTTAATACATTTTAAGATTACAATAATGTATTTATTTATTGTATTTCATTCTTACTAATATGATATATGATATGTATAAAAGGGATATAAAAAAATAATATCATATATAAATAACAGCAATATATTTTTATTAATATGTCAGTAGATTTTGAAAAATCAAACATCAGTCAGTATGTAAATATTGAAAATGAATTAAAAGTAAAAGAAGAAATAGAAGATGATAATATTTGCGATATTTGCTTTGCTAATAAAAAAAACGATATATTAAAATGTAAAGAATGTAGTAATTCAATTTGCTTTAATTGTTTTAATACATCGCCTTTAAAATCTTTGGGATTTGAGAATATTGATGATAAAGAAAAATTTGAAGATGGGGAAGGACATTTATTTCATATACAAAATTGCTTTTTTTGTAGAACAAAGAACTATTATAGGATTAGCAATTTTGACAAAAAAGAATTAAATATTTTAACAAACAACATAGCGAAATGCTATAAAAATATGACGAGTAGATATGAAGATATTTTCAACGATATAAGGGAAACAAATAATCAAACAAAATCTAATTCTAAAACTAAATTTATGGATAAAACAATATCATATATATTAATTAGAGAAGACTATGATAGGTTAAACTCAAAAATAAGCAGATATGAAAATTTAGAAGATAATTTTTTAAAGATGAAAGATGAATTAGATAATCTTAAAAAAAAATATAATGATAATATCAAAGACTATAATAAACTTATTAATCAAATAAGTATTGGTAATCAATATGTTTGTAATCAACGAGATTCTTATAAAAATGCTTATGTAAATGGTATTAATGAAATTAAATCTAAAAACAAAAATAAAAACCTTGATAAGTTTATTGATAATAAATTAAAGGAATTAGATAAGCAAACAACGGAGGTTGAGGTTGAAATTGAAATTGAATTAAATGAATTAAATAAAAAATAATTTTTTTTCTTATAATAGTATATAAGAATAAGCGTTATAAATATATATAATGACTAATACAACAGATATTATTAATATGAATGTAGAAGATCAGACCGCAAAACAGATTAAAGAAGAAGAACGAAAACAAAAATTAAAAGAGTATAGGAGAAATTATTACAGAGATTACTATAAACGAAATCCTGAAAAGAAAGATCATATTTTAGAAATAAAAGCATCTAATAATCGCAAGAGATACGAACAGGACGAAGAATATAGAAAAAAACAGATTGAGTATAGTAGATTTTACAGGCAGTTAAAAAAAAAAGAGAAAGAAGAAATTAATGAAAGACTGGCGAAACTAGATATACTTGAAAACTTAATTAATAATAAAATTGATTTTAAAAACACTAATCTATCTGTTAAAGTATAAAAATTGACTTTTTTTTTTTCTTATAATAGTATATAAGAATAAGCGTTATAAATATATACATAATGACAGAAACCGAAAGTATAGTAGAGACAAATAATTTATCTATAATGGACGATTGTAATAATGTATTTATTGTAAATAATAATAAATACAGAAGAGAGGAATTAAGTACTCTAAAAATAAATGAAATTATGGATATTGCGAAAGAGGGGAATATATCTATTACTAATATAAAAAAGAAAAATAAAGATGACTTGATTAATGATTTGTTAGGTCAAAAAATAGAAAATGCTAATTCAACTTTAAGTAAAAAATTAGATGATGCTAATAAGAAATATTTAGAAACTAAAAAAAAAATAGAAGATAAAGAAGCAGATAAATTAGAACGACAAAGGGAGAAAGAAGAACGAAAAAAAGAAAAAGACGAGCAATATTTAAGAAGAAAAAAAGCAGATGAGGATAAAATAGCAAAGGAGAACGAGAAGAAGAAGAGGGAGGAATATGAAAAAACAAAGGTAATTAAAAAATATTTAACAAATGAAGACGAAGAAATCATTAATTCTAATGATGAAAATGTTAAATCTCAAACATTAGAACCAAATATACTTTATAAACCTTATTTTGAAATGAATTTTACGATAGATGAAATCAGTAGAATTAAAATTCAAAAAAAACAAAATGAATCTATTAAAATCTTTAAAGATTTATTTAAATATTGTATTTATGATGTTAATGATAATAATATTGATTTATCTATTAAACAAGAAGTAGAAGGGGATTATGAAACAAAATATGTATGTAAAGCAATAATAAATGGTTATAAGACATTCCCTTTCTTAATTGGTAATAAAATATCTTATTATTTAAGAGAAAAAAGCGTTGTTAAGCAGTTAAAGAAAATAGATATTGATGAAAGTAATTTTAACTTTGAAATATATAACGATGGTTTTAATCTAACTGATTTTGTAATTAAGAAAGATGAAAAAACTAATAATGTTTATACCTTTGATGGTGATGAAAAAACCTTATTTAGAATAAATGAAGGTGATAATATTAATAATTATGAAAAAAAGATTAAGGACAAAATATACAAAGCGACCGAATACTATGACCGAAAAGCAATATTATATATCTATCATAATGCTAATAAAGTAGGTAATTTAATTTATAACAAATATAATAATCGCAAGATTTATAAGCAATCAAAAGAAGACTTTTGTAATAATCTTAAAAATCAAATGAGTATGCTAATAAATTCTTTAATACAAACTAACAATTATCAAGAAGTTTATTTTAAACCTGATATTAATTCATTAAATAGTAGAAAATATGCTATACAACCTGTTTCATATCAAAATATTATGAGAGAAATAAGACATACGATCGCAAGAGATTACTATATTGATATTGATATTAAAAACGCTCATTTTAATTTACTAAAACATTTAATTAATACAAGAGATTATATTGATGCCGAAAAATGTAAAAATATTTTGGATTATGCCGAGAATAGGCAATTTTATATTGATGATATTGTTAAGAACTATCCAAAGACAAATAAAGATATTGTTAAACAAACTTTCTTATCTATGATGTATAATGAAAATTTAGATAAATATGATTTTTCAAAATGCGAATGGTTTAAAAACTTTATAAATGAGTTTAAATATTTACAAGATTGTATATATGAAGCAGATGAATTTAAAGATCATATTGATAATACTAAAAAATCAATTGAAGATAAAGAAAATATAAATGATAATAATAATGATGATAATAACAGGGATTTAAATAAAAATCTTAAAGGTAAAGTATTAAGTCGCATATTACAAGAACAAGAAAATAAAGTATTGGAATGTTTAATAAGATTTTTAGATGATAAAGGGATTAAATACTCATCATTACAATACGACGGATTACAACTATTATTACAAGATAAATATAAGGAATTTTCAAATAAATTAACTGATTATCAAAAGAAACTAAAATTAGATGATAAGTTATTAGATGACATTAGTAAGTATGTTAAAGAAGAATTAGATATTGATATTGATTTTCATTATAAAAATTTAGACGAGGGTATTGAACTTCCTGTTGATTACAAATATACTTATGAAAGAGAATATATTTTAAAAGATTATAATGAAACTGAAATAACAAATATATTTATTAGAGAAAATGAACTTATTTTAAATATTGATAATGAAAATAATGATAGATACATTAAAAGGAATGATGTTTGGACTAATCATAAATCAACCTTTAAGGAATTTACTATAAATATTTTAAAAGATATGAATATTTATGTTTTAGGTGAAAAGTATGATGAAATTATAAAGGGGTATGGGTATAAAAGTGGTAAAATGCTAAATAATGAATATGAATTATTTATAAAAACTATTTCAAAGTTTAACTTAAATTCAAAAATAGACAAGATGGAAAGCATAGTCAAAAATATATTAATAAGAGATGACTATGGTACTGATGATTTTAATTATAAATTAAACAATTCAACAATAGGAAAATTATGCTTTAATGATGGAGTTTATTATATGAAGGATAAAATTTTCAAGAAGTACCCTGTCCCTGATGTAGTTTCAACTATTAAATTGTCCTATGACTTTCCTGAAAAAACAGAAAGAGTTATAAATTTTATGAAATTGATATACAATCTATTTTTAGGTGCTTATCACGAAGACGATGAAGAAATATTTATAACTTCCTTAAAAATTCACGCAAGAAGTTTAGGAGGACATTTTAAAGATAAATATTGGACTTTGGAATATGGAGAAAGATGTTCTGGAAAAGGGTTAATTCAATTATGCTTTACAATTACTTTTGGTTGTTATGTATTTGAATTAGCATATGATAGGGTTTGTAATAATAATACATCAAGTGACGCATCAAAAGATAATTACTGGTTAAATGATGTAAGATGGAAGAGATTAGGTTATGTTAGTGAAATCCCACCAAATAAAGAAGGGAATGGTACTTTTATAAAATCTTTTGCTTCTGGTGGTGATACAAAAACAAGCAGACATTTTGGTAGTGATATACAAAAAACATTCATACCTCATTTTACTTTAACTATTTATTGTAATGACTTTCCTAAAATACAACCGAGAGATTGTTTTAATAATTGTAATCTTATAAAAACTTATTATGGTTTTGATGATATTAAGGTTAATGAAGGTAATTCTTTATATAAAAATACAATTAAAATAGATGGTTTAGATCCAAAGGATTATATTATTAAAAACCAAGAGGATATAAGAAATGCCTTTTTATGGTTAATATTAGATAATTACGAAGATTGTAGAGTTGTTAAACCTGCTAAAATGATAGAGCAATTACAAAAAAATAATGAAATATATAATCAAAATGATATAGTAAGTATTATAAATGAATATTTTGAAAAAGCAGAAGATAATACTGATAATAGATTAACTAAAAATGATATATCAAGATTTAAAAAGCATTTATATCATTATGGCGATAAAAAACTTGGTATTATGAAAGATGGAGATATTCTTGACAAATTAGGTAAGTTTTACAATTATAAAAAACAAAGATGTAAAACAAATGGAAATAATCCTTGTTATTGCTTTACTGGTATTAAAATCAAAAAGGAATTTATGAAATATCATATAGTTCAATTTGTAGATGATGATACAGATGATAGTAAAATAGAAAATGAAATTATAGAAACAGAAACAAATGACATAGATGAAAAACCTGAAATAAAGCATTTAGTTCCAAGAAAACGAGTAAAATCTTGAATGGGGGTATTTTAGTAAAAAAGTTAAGTTTATTTTTATATGTTGGAACAAAAATTGTAAAATGTTCTAAAAAATGGGGGGGTTGTTCCATAAATGTTAATGTAAAAAATAACATTCATTTTAGAGCATTTTAGTAATAACAAATACAATTTTTATTAAATTTTAGCATTAGAAAAAAAAATGTAGAAATGTTCCATAACTTACCCCTACCTCTCTGGGATTTTATAAATATTTTTTTATTTTTTTTTTAAAATTTAATTTTTTTCAAAATCCCCCCCCCTCATTTTCTATATAATAATATAAGTAAATACCTTTGGGGGTTTTTTTATTTTTTTTCATTTTCAAAAATTTTTTTAATTTTTTTTTTAATTTTAAAATATTGATTGAAATATATATAGAACATTTAGAACATTTAAAATATGATAATAAAAAAGAGATAAAAGAATATAAAATAATACCATTACTGGTATAAAAGGGGTTGTACCCTAAAAAATAACATTTGTAGAACTTTAAGGGAACATAATAAAAATGAATGGAACATAGATAAATAGGTATATAGACATATTATTTAGTATTCAAAGGGCATTCAAATCATATTCAAAAGGGCATTATATATTCAAAATGACTTCAAATAATATACAAACAAATTCAATTATATTCATTTATATTCAAAAAGTATATAATTGAAAATTAATCAATTTCGCAAAAAATCATAGTTATATACCTTAAATCATTAAAATATAAAAATATGGTAAGGATTTAAACATATACTAAAAAAATAATACAGCAATTCATATACCCTAAAAAAAAGATTTAAATATTTAACATAATTATAATAAAAATGAGTAAAAATGAGTAAAAATGATTATTGATATTCATAATAATTAATCTTACCATAATGGTATATACTAAAATAAAATGAGTACATAATTTCATTTTTTTATAAATTTTATAAAGTTTAAGATTTTCAATAAAATAATAGAATTATGTACCGCTTTTGCTCTATAATAATAATAATAATAATAATAATATTATATTATAGTAGTAATAAATGAAGAAAAATAAAATAATACAACAGATTAAGTTTGAAAATCAGGTTTTTAATATGAATACTCCAATTGATTATACAGGTAAAAATTTATTTGATTTTAGTAAATCTAATCATACTAATAAGAAGTTAAATTTAACAAAAAAAAGAATTTGATTATATTAAAAAAGTACCTTTTTAAGTTTATTTTTATATTTTTAAATATTTTTATAAATTTTAAAAAAATATGAAAAAGGTACTTTTTTTATTATTATAAATTTAATTCTTGGATTGTAAATCCTTTATATTTTTTAACTAATTCGTCAGGGTGAGAAAAATTAAAGTAATTTAGTAAATCAAAGTCTTTTTCAGGTATATCTTCAATATCAACATTTTCATTTTCCATATATTTTTCATAAATGATATGATAATATTTGTTTTCAAGTAATTCATCAATAATTTCATTATGTATAATATCAGTTTTTTTAGTTTGATATTTAATAAATTTTAATAACCCCTTCTGTTTATTAACAAAAGCCCCTTTCAAACCTTGTTTTTTCATATTTTCGCTACGAGATGTCATACTATTTAATATATGTATAGAAAATAATTAGAGATTAATTAGAGAATGATTAGAGAATGATTAGAGAATTTTAAAAAAAATAATTAATAATTATAAAAAAGATTACAAAAATCAATATAAAAATCAATAAAATCAATATAAATATCAATATAGATGTATAATATTAGTATAAAAATTGATTATTTATATATTAACAAACTGATTGATAGATGCGAGATATAAAATATTGTAATACGAAAATATACAAATTAAAAAAAATAAACGAAAATGATGGTAAATGTTATATTGGATATACAACAAATATTAATAGATTTAAAGATGTATGGTATAAACCAAATTCTAAATACAATAAAGAGATGAAGGAATATATAAATCAAAATGGAGGAGTAGAAAATTGGGAATTAGTAATTTTAGAAGATTATAATTGTTTAAATAGATATGAGGCATTAGATAGAAAAGCATATTGGGAAAGTATGAATACTAATAAACTAAATCCATATAAACCATTTTATAGAGGAGATGGGGAAGATTGGTATAGGACATAAATAAAAAATGATATAAGAATAAAATGTTTATATATAATAAGAGCGTGAGAAGCAAATGAATACTATTGAGGAACAAGCAAGGAAAATCAAGGAACGAAGGGAAAGGAAGAATGCTTTACAAAGGGAACGCAGGGCAAATATGGGTGATGAATGGAGGGAAAGAAATAGAATCGCTCAATTGGAATTTAGACAAAAACAGAGGGATATATTGAAAAAAGCAGAGGAAGAGGCAGGTAAGAAAGAAGAGGAAAGGATAAAGAAGGAAATGAAAGAAACAAAAGTAAAGAAGGAAGTTAAGAAGGAAGCGAAAGTAAAGTTTAAAGACCTACCAATAGTAAGAACAGAGAAGGATAAAGGGGAACTAATAAGTAGGGTAGAACGAACAGGAATAAAAGGTGTAAGTGAAAAAACAGCAAAAGATTATATAGGTAAAATCTCTGTAATTCATAAAGTATTTACAAAAGACGATTTAGATAAGGAATTATTAGAGAAAATATTATTGGGAAATGGAACTGATAAAGATGAAGATAAATTATTAGAGAATATGAAATATATAAAAGATGTTGATACTCTTATTGAAACAATAACAAAAAAATACGAAAATATACAAAGTAGGAAAGGTCATATATCACCATTTCTAACATTAACGAGTTATTTAAAATGTTTGAATAAAATTAATTATGATAAATTAAGATTAAAATTGGAGGAAGTAAATAATGAAATTTATGGAATTAGGAAGGAGAATAAACAACCTGAAAATGAGAACTTAATAGATGATTTTGATGAGAAGAAAATTATAGAATTATCAAAAAAATTAGGAAAAGACAGAGATTACATTTTAATTTATTATTTCTATACCTTACAACCGCCGAGACGCAACGACGATGTAGTAAAATTAGAAATAATATATGAGGGGTATGATAAGAATAAATTAGATAAAAATAAAAATTATATAGTAATAGATGAAAATAAGAACGCAATAGAATTAATTTATTTATCTTATAAAACAAATAAGACCTATGGAAAGCAGAGCATACCAATAGAGAATGAGACGCTAAAACAAGAGATAAAATATAACATAATCAAATATAATAAAAAAGAAGGAGATAGATTATTTCATTCAACAACAATAGATAAAAAAACAGGGGAAAGAAAATTAATAAGAGCAGATAGTTTTGGTAGGACAATTGCGAAAGTATTTACAAAAGTATATGATAAACATACGACATTAAATACAATAAGACATAGTTATATAACTTGGGAGATGAGAGTAGTAAGGAATGTAAAATATTTAGAGAACCTTGCTTTATTAATGGGACATTCAAAGGAGGAAGCGATGCTGTATAGAAGAATATAGACGATTAATGATAATAAATTATTTTATAAAAAATATTTATTTTTTTTTACAATTTCCCTTGCCTCTCACGCTCTTATGCTCTTATACGCCTATACCCTTGCCTCTCACGCTCTTATGCTCTTAT